CATGTGTGGCTACAAGCTCGCTGGAGAGAGCGACGGGTTTGGTTTCTTCGGTATTGTATTCAACACAAACAACAATGGATATTACACTGACCAAATCTATGCAACGATAGCGAGGAACACGAATATCGCTGATTACGAGAATGCAAAGATTAATGCAATCAGACCAACGCAAGATTTTTTCAACATCCATCAGTTTGTCATCAATATACCTTGTTCGAGTGCAGCCATGCAGCAAGCATTGACGAATAAGACACTTGGGCTGTTCACGGGCAGTATAGTGCCAAAGACTACATGCTCAACAATGAAAGAGAGCCACAATATCTTTGATTCTTCTATCCGTGTCTATTCAGCATCGAATTATCTTAATTCTAACTATATAGCGGTTGAGCCAAGCACAAAATATGTTTTGGTTGGTGCGCCATTTATTATGAGAACATTAAACGAAAGCCTTACACAAACGGGGATGATATACACTGACCGACAACCCGATTATAGCGAGTTGCGAAATGTGTATGGTGCGCCTTACTGCACGTTCACCACTGGTGCAAGTGACGCATACATCCAGTTCAACAATCAAATCGGTGGCACAAGTGGTGTGACCGATGACCAATGGGAGAAGTGGCAGAAACTCACCATATACAAGGCATCGCTCGGCTATTTGCCCATCGCACCGCATTGGGTGAGCAAAGATTATGAACCGACAACACCGAAGATGTATGACATCGCATTCATCGGCGACAGCATCACATATAGCGGTTGGTTTCGGCAGATGTTCACAAAGATTGCCATTAAGAGTTACTATGCCAACGGCACAAACTCCATTGCATGGACTTCATCAACAATGGAGAGCAAGTTCCAAGATGTTATAGACAAATACATCAACGGCAATGTTGTTGACGATTTCGGCGAAACCATCACCGCTCCACAGGCAATCTTTGTGTTCCTTGGCACAAACGCAGATGCTAACGCAGGCGATATGGTGGCCACAATGGGGAAGACGATAGCACAGCTAACCCCGACCGCAGACCGCACTCAGGCGATGCGCAAGTTCATCTACATGCTGCGTGACGCTTTCCCTAACGCAAAGATTATTGGTCTTGCGCCTTACAACAACTATAACCAGACAACTATCGCAAAGATGGTTGAGGTGGCGAATGCTGTTGAGAGCAACTACCAGTATCTTGGGGTCAAGTGCTGGAACTTGAGCAAGATCATCGGCATAATGCCAGACTTCGACACATCATCAGTCCATACCTACCTCTCTGACGGCGTCCATCCCAATGCTGCTGGCATTGAATTGCTGTCGGGCATAGGGGCGAAGATAGTCGAGGAATTATTATGACACAGGCGTAATCATCGGGGCAAGCATGTAGTTCTGACGCATAGCCTTTTAGTTTCGTCATCTCATAGAGAATGTCCTTGGCGGCTCTCTTAGTGCCTTGCGGACCTAAATGGACGTTGTCATACGAGTAGCCAGTCGTCGAGTTGTAGTTACTGGAGTTGAATCCCAAATCGTATGACCACATCAGAAACGGCAGACCCCATTTCTCGGAAACAGCCTTCTGAACGGCATCGATTTTTTTGCATTGCTGTAACTTCGCGTCTGGATTCCCATTAGGACTACTTTCGCCTTCGGCTTGACAGCGAACAATTGTTGCAACACATAGTTCTCTGCACCATACAAAGTCTCTCTGTCGTACTCTCTTGCGTACGAGATGACGTATGCGTCCGTATACTGTTGGTCGTTGAATCCGTATGCTCCGATAATGTCGCTCATGTGTTCTTGCGCTCAACGGCTTGCCAATTATTGCAAATATTCACTCAACTTGGCAGATGCTAACTGACCCATAATGTTTACGCCAAGTTGACTTGGATGTAGTATGTCATTAGTGTTATACATAGGGTTGTTATGCGTCCAACTATCGTTTGTTGCATTGTATGTGGCTTTAGGATATTCCACAAGGCTCTCATCAAAGAAATCAATTACCACACAGCCAAGTGCTTTTGCGACATTTCGCATTGCCTCTACATATTGAACAAGCCTTTGCATCTGCGTTGGGTAAAGCGACCTCGGCGGGGTGGCAAAGAAAATCTTTGCACTTGGAAATGCCATACGAAGTTTGCTGACCATATAGACCGCTGCACCGTAGAAATCCGTGTGGACTTCATCTGCTGTCATTGGATAAGCTGCGAGTGCAGTGTCAAGGTCTCCAAGATTGACGGCACTGAATGCGTCATTCGTCAGTCCTGTAAGCACAATGGCATCAGGTGTAATACCATCTTCAGCCATCTCACGGATGCACCATCGTACTTGAGTGGACACTACATTGTTTGGCGTTGATGACGTGTTTCCTGCCCCGGGGTTGGTGTCAGCCGTAGGGTCAGTGTTCGCCACATCGCAGAAATGGGCATTCCCCCTGCCGTAGTTAGCGACACCGCAATCGTAGTTGCGCTGAATGTACCAAGCCCAGCTGCCATCGGTTGAACTGCTGCCGAAATCTGTGATTGAATCTCCCATGCAGCAAATCAACTTCCCCTTGAGTGGGGAATATGTATTAATATTGAGCGGTATCCCATTAATGCTTTTGACCCAATTATTGCCCCATTCCACGATACGGTTGCTCAAAATTACTTTGTTCCCTCGGGCTATTATTTCCTCAAGGCTCATTTTTTTCAATTCTATTTTGCTGACGAATCTGTATTTCAGCTTCACGCAGCCTTCAACGAGGCGAATCTGCATAAGAGTCGTGTTGCTTTTCCCGAAGTTTGTTTTGGCGGCACTGTATAGCGACTCGTTCTTGAGTACATTGTCATTCTCATCGTACTGGACAAGTGTGTCCGCAGAAGTACTATACGCGGCGTCGGGGAAAATAAATGTGGCGTAACGTTCAGTGATACCTTCGCACAAGAAGTCAAAATTTACATCACTTCTCGATATGAGGTTATCGTAAGTCATGCAACTCTTAATCCCGCTTGTCTCGTAAGGGATGTCAAGTATCGCCTTCTCGCCCTCAAAGTAATTATTATAAGCAAGCCAATAAACATAATCTTGGGGGACATCATATAGCACCAGAACTTCATTAATTGCGTTGGCAACCTGCGCACCGCTTGCGTTGAAGGCGAGATATTTCGCATTGCTCAAATCAGCTAAAGATAAGTTCTGGTTGGTGACCGTCTGCCCTATCATATTGTCATTGGCAAGTATTGTCAGGTTCTCGTCAAGCACGAAGATTCTGTGATATGTGTAAGGCCCTGTGGCACGAAGCCCTCGCACAAGCACATTCTTTGCACCGCTTGGGATAGGTTGAAGATAGATTGAGCCTTCAGCACTCGATAGAGAAAATGGCGAGTTACTGCCAAAATTCATGCCGTTCAATACGCAAGTCGTGTCAAGGAAGTTGTGTTTTGTGGCGATGCCCTGCTTTAGCAGTTGCATTGTTTTATCACCCACACCGTCTATGGAAGAAGACACTATGCGGATGCCTCCATTCAGCGACTTGATGTCATAGATTGGTGCCGGGATGAATGAGAGGAAAGCCATCATGAAGTTTGAAATGTCAGTGCCAGCATCAAAGAGAAGATATGGTTTCGCAACAGCCACATTGTCGCGACTTCCACTGCTGTAATAGCCTTTGGTGTATGTAACCGCATTGCCGTCCTCGTCAACGTTAGGGTCACTTGCCGAGGGTTTTACATCAGCAGTCCACCACCCCTTGTAACTACTAATCGTGAGCCCACGATATGACAATATGCTCTTTTTCATCGTCACAAGGATAAGATAGTTTCCAGTAGCAGCGGCTATGTTGCCGTCCCATGCGCTGAATTTCATGTTCTCTATAACGGCATAATCGACACCCTCAACTCCAATTAAATCAAGCAGAGGCTGATTGAGTATTATCTTGTCATCATCGCCAAAATGGGCGCAACTATCAACCATCCCTTTCAGAACGACTCCCTGCTCCGCGCTGAGGGCGCTCTCCTCACAACGCACCTTTGAAACGTATCGTTTCCTTGTGCACAGGGCGGTCACGACCTTGAAGATACTTGTTGGTGACGGCAACGCTGCTGTGCCTTGCTTGGTCACGAGCGATAACGATGCCCTCGGCATTGGCGAGGTCACGGATGCCGGAGTCTTTCAACGAATAGAACTGGTATTCCTTTGGCAGATCGAGACGTTTGCGCACCCTCGCCCATCGGTCGCGGAACATGCGGCTGTGCAGTTTTGTCGCCCCAGGTCGGCAGCGCACACTGAACAGGTACCAGTCTTTTGGTGAGCGAAGGACGTGCAGCTCTCTCATGAGCGACAGAACCGCATTGTTGAGACCCACCATCTCTGCTTTGCCGTTCTTTGATATTTCCGCACGGACGTAGATTGCGTGTGCCTTCGCGTCGATGTCACCGATACGGATGTTGGACAGCTCGTCAGGACGGATGAAGCAATAGTATTCCATCATCACGGCAAGGAGGAAGTGCTTGTTGCGTTCGTTGAGGAAGTCACGCACACGTTTGAGCTCGCTGGGTGGTAGAGGCTGGCGGACCTTCGGCGGTTCTTTCAGCGGCGGCACATCGAGCAGCGGGTCGCCGGCGATATAGTGCTGCTGTCGGAGCCATTTGCAGAACGACAGGCACCATGTGCGGTAGTTGTTGTGAGTGCGAGGTGCGACACCCCGGTCAATGAACACCCACTCGAGGAACTGCGTGAAGTCGATGTCCTCAATGGCCGATATGCTGTGCATGGCGCAGTAGTTCGACAGCATGGCGAGACGCTTGTTGTAGTCCTCCCTGGTGCTTCGCTTGACCATGCGTGAGAGGTGCTGGCGATAGTGGTCAAATGCTTTGTTTGCGTCCATAGTTTTTGGCGCAAAGATACGAGAAGTGGATTGATAAAAACCACAATCTTCGCAATTTCAGCCTATTTCGTTGTTTTTGTATCGAAAAACCTGTTCAAGAATTCAAGGATCTCCCGATGCAGCAATTATAGTTGTTACTTTTGTTGGACAACAACGACAAACAACCAACAAAATGCTATTATGACAGACTTTTTGAACTTTTGGAAGGCGGCATTCGTCGCTATCGGCGGTTGGCTCGGCTGGCTTGTGGGCGAGTTCTCCCCGACATTCCCACTCATCATAGTGGCGATAGTGTTCATTGTATATGACGCCTGGACGGCTTACCAACTCGACAAGCGCGTCAAGAAAAAGTACCCAGACAAGGCGAAACGCACGGCCGCGAAGTTCACGAGTTTCGCTTTCGGCAAGGTGATAACCACCACCATTCCCAAGCGGCTTTCGCTGATCCTGCTGGCGTTCCTGTGCGAGCACTGGGTGTTCCTCCATGTGGAGATACCGCTGAGTTACATCGTCACAGGCGTTATCTGCTTCGAGCAGGCGTGGTCAATCATGGAGAACGAGAGCAGTTGCCGAGATGAGGCTGACAGTAAGTTTTGGCGGTGGTTGCAGAAAATCATGGTGGACAAGACCGCCCGACACTTCGATATTGATTTGACCGAGTTAAAAGACGAGAACAATGAAGACCGTTAAGTTAGGCAGCAAGGGCGATGATGTCGTTGCCTTGCAGAAAGCGTTAGGCATTACCGCCGATGGCGTGTTCGGCCAGAAGACCGAGGCGGCGGTGAAGTCCTTCCAAAAAGGAAAAGGTTTGGTCGCCGACGGCATCGTTGGAGCCAAGACGTGGGCCGCGCTGGAAATTGCAAAAACCGCAAATTCCAAATGCGTTGACCCGAGCGTGGTGTACCTGCCGTTGAGCGTCCATGTGAGCAAGTTGTCGGGTCGCTCCATCAAGTACCTCGCCATTCACTACACCGCCGGTAGTTCGTCGGCACCGGGCAGGGCGAGAGCCGTCAAGCACGTCTTCGAGAACCGCCAGGCGAGTGCCGATTTCGCCGTGGACGATGTCGAAATGGTGCAGTTCAATCCCGATTTGGACAATTACTACTGCTGGGCGGTAGGCGACAAGAAAGGGGCTACCTGCATCGCCGACGCCACCAACCGCAACACAATCTCCATCGAGATTTGCTCCACGTTGAGGAAAGGCACGGCAGCCGTGCCCAATCATGAGGGGTGGGAGTTCACCGAGGCTGCGCTTGCCAACGCCGCACGCCTCGCAAAGATACTGATGAGGAAGTACAACATTCCCATTGAGCGAGTGGTGCGCCACTACGACATAACCGGCAAACTCTGCCCCGGCATCATCGGCTGGAACACCGGTTTCATCTACACCACCGACGGGCGCAGAACCAGCCAGCGCAACAATAGCGACAAGTGGGAGGATTTCAAAAAGCGACTGTCATGAGAGAGCACAGAGAGTTAACGCCCGATGAGAGTGCAGAGGCGAGAGCCATCCTCGCCGGAGGCTGCCTCACCTTGTTGTTCGTCGTCTTCTTGGTTGTCATAACCTTGCTGATGAGCGGGTGCAAGTCGCCGAAAGAGGTCGTGAGGGAGGTCACCGTCATTGAGACACGCGACAGCATTCACTACGTCCACGACACATTGTTCTTTGACGTGCCGGTTCAGACGGCGCAGATCGTCACGCACGACAGCGTGAGCGTGCTGGAGAATGACTGGGCAGTGAGCCATGTCGCCATCAACAAAGACGGCACGTTGTCGCACAAACTGTCCACCAAGCCGCATAGCGTGCCTGTGCCGTTCGAGAAGCCGGTGGAGACCAAATCGCAAGTCATATACCGCGACAGGGAGGTGAAAGTCCCTATGCCGGTGGAGGCACCGCTCACCTCATGGCAAAAGTTCCGCATCAACGCCTTTTGGTGGCTGCTGGGCGCGTGTGCGTTAAGTGGCGGAGTAATCTTCCGCAAGCCTTTGTTCGCCCTCGCGAGGCGATTTATTTGATAATTGTTTAATAGTTTCATAAGGAGTGCTTTTCCCGCCCCTGCTTGCGAAAGTCGGGGCGGTTTTATTTGCTGGCGACATCAATGTAGGGTGCAAAATTTGCCTTAGACACGGCTTGAATTGCAAACAAAGGTTAAATATTAGACTATTTTGAAAAATAATTGTACGCAAATTTGCGTACATCAAAAATAATACTTAACTTTGCAACATCAAAATCACCAACCGTGGGGGCAACACGATAAATTCTGCACTCAAACAAATGTTTACAATCTATCCTATCGGCGAAAGCCACCCAATTCAAGTTGTCGGCGACGAGACGGGATTCCGTAAAGCCCTGAAAGCCGGCGAGTACAAAGTTTTCACCCTTGAAGTAGTCAATATTCCCAAAGAGACGGCACTTGCACTTTGCCGCCTTGCTGACGACCGTGGCGCTGGCCGCTTCGGCTGGTATGCCCATTGCCGTGGCAAGCACATGGACTACAACTACCGCAAGGAGAGAGCGCGTGAGGGGAGAAGAGTCATCGACGTTTGCACATACAACGGCTATCAGTCATGAGAACGAAGTGCTATAGTGTGCGTGTGGAGTCCATGCACAAAATAAGCGACAAGGCTTATGCCGTCCGCAGTTTCGACGGCAGCGAGGATATCATACCAGTATCACAGGTGTTCGGCCCCGACTATGAGGTGCAGAAGTGTGAAGCATACTGGATTTCCGCATGGATATTGGAGAAGAAGTCAATCCAGTACAGCGACAAGAAACAAGCTTGGTTCGACGAGAACGGCAACCGTCTGCCCGACTACATAGTGGAGAAACACCGCCCCGAGAGGGTAACGCAGAAAGATAATAATTTAATAGAAGAATTAAAGAAATGATTAGAGAATTTGAAAAAGCTCTTGTGGATTTCTATAGATTTTATGACCACAAGATTGGCGAGTCACCAATTCAATCAGACGCAAAAAGCGAGGATGAGGCATGGCGCGAACTTGTTGTCCATGTGCTGACTTATGTTGATGGAGTATATGATATTCGACAGCATCTTGAGTGCATACCTTTATTCAAAGATAGAGATGACTTCAAGACAATTCTTCAATATGTCATTGACGAGTTCCCGAAATGGGAGAACTCATTTGCATACGCAGACAGTAAATGGTACTCACCAGAAGAACTGCTTAACCATCTGAAAGAAATCATGTGCAAGATTAATGAATGACCTGCAACACCAGACAGACGCAAAGCGCCACCTCGCTGACTGGAAGGTCGGCGCTTTGTTCATGGAGGCCGGCACAGGCAAGACGAAGGTGGCGGTTGACATCGTCAACGCGTCGCCCTGCGACTTCGTGTTGTGGGTCGGCCCATTGCAGACAATCCGCCAGGGTCACGTCACCGCCGAGGTCGCAAAGCATGGCGGGTTCAATATGCCTGTGAAGTACGTCGGCGTGGAGAGTATCAGCGGCAGCGACAGAATTTACATGGAAGCCGTGGCGGAACTGGAGAACCACACCTGCCCATTCGTGGTGGTGGATGAGTCTCTGAAGATAAAGAACGCAGAGGCAAAGCGCACCAAGCGGCTGCTCGAAATCGGCAAACGAGTTGAGTACAAATTGATACTCAACGGCACGCCACTGAGTCGCAACCTGCTTGACTTGTGGTCGCAGATGGAGTTCCTGTCGCCGCTCATCCTCAACATGAGCCTCGCCCAGTTCAAAAATACGTTCTGCGAGTGGACGAGGGTGACGAAGACCAACGGCTGGAGAACTTACACAAAGGAGTTCATCACAGGCTATGATAATGTGGACTACCTCTACTCGCTCATCAGGCATTATGTGTTCAAGGCAGACCTCAAACTCAACATTCTGCAACACTACCGTTACCGCAGTTATTGGATAGACGAAGAGAGCCGTGAGGAATACCAGCGTATCAAGGCGAAGTTCCTCGATGATGAGATGCTGGAGTGGCGCAACAACAACATTTTCCTCGAAATGACGCAGAAGATGCAGCACGCATACTGCTGCACCGATAGCAAGTTTGAGCAGGTTCGCCGCATCCTGGACGAGGACGATGTAGACCCAAAACGGACGATCATCTTCTGCAAGTTCATCAAGAGCCGTGAGCTTTGTGAGCAGCTGTTCCCCGAGTGTCTGGTACTGTCATACCAAAAAGACAGCCTCGGATTGAACCTGCAAGAGTATAATGTGACCATCTATTTCGACAAGGTTTGAGATTATGCGCTGCGTACCCAGTCAACGCGCCGCACGTTCCGCACAGGCCAAGAGCGCGACTGCCTCTACTTCGACCTCACGGGCGATGTTGGGCTTGAACACCTCATAGACCGCAATATCGACAAGAAGGTCACTATGAGCGAGTATTTCAAGAAAGCGACCAAAGAACAACTGCAAAAAGACCTATGAACGTATATGACGCATTGATACATCGTTTGGACTTCGTTTTTCATGAGTTCGACAAGGTGGTGGTTTCGTTCAGCGGCGGCAAGGATAGCGGTGTATTGCTCTCGATCACGATGGACTATGCCAGACGCACGGGCAACCTCGGCAGACTTGCAGTTTACCACATGGACTATGAGGCTCAGTACACCAAGACCACCGAATATGTTGACAGGGTATTTGACGCGCTGCCTGCCGAGGTGGAGGGCTTCCGTGTGTGCCTGCCCATCAAGGCCCAGTGCTCAACGTCCATGTTTCAGGCCTATTGGCAGCCGTGGAAGATGAGCGAGAAATCAATATGGTGCCGGCCGATGCCGTCAAAGCACGTCATCAACGAGAACAACTTCCCGTGGAACTTTGACTACGAGATTAGCGACTACGACTTCAACATTAAGTTTGGCAAGGCTGTCTATCCCGGCAGCAAGGTGTGCTTCCTCGTCGGCATCCGCACCCAAGAGTCTCTAAACCGATGGCGCACGATGAACAGGGCCCATGCGGTCAATGAGTACAAGGGTGTGCGTTACACCACCGTCATCACCGACAACCTTGTCAATGCCTATCCACTATTTGATTGGACGGTCGAGGACGTGTGGACTGCTAACGCCCGTTTCGGCTACGACTACAACAAGGTGTACGACCTCATGTACCTTGCCGGTGTGCCGTTGGCTAAGATGCGTGTAGCGTCACCATTCAATGATTGCGCTCAGGATGCGCTGAAACTCTACAAGGTGCTGGAACCCGACACATGGGGGCTGCTTGTTGGCAGGGTAAACGGGGTAAACTTCACCGGCTTGTATGGAGGGACCACGGCAATGGGGTGGAAGAAGATAACCAAGCCGCCGCACTTCACATGGAAGCAGTATATGTACTTCCTACTTGACACGCTGCCGGAGGAGACGAGGAACAACTACCTCTACAAACTCGGCGTGAGTATCAAGTTTTGGCGTGAGCGTGGCGGATGCCTCTCCGATGAGACGATTGCCGAGTTGAGAGCCGCAGGAGTGGATATAACGGTTGGCGAGAGCACCAACTACAAGACCAGCAAGAAACCCGTGAGGATGGACTACCTGGACGACATCGACATCAAGGAGTTCAAGGAGATACCAACCTATAAGCGAATGTGTATCTGCATTATCAAGAACGACCACCTTTGCAAGTACATGGGGTTCTCACTGACCAAAGACGAGATGAGAAGAAGAAAGGCTATTCAAGAAAAATATAAGGACTTATGAAATCACCAGTTTACAACATTGTGGCCATTCCTATCGAGGACATACAGGCGAACAGTTACAATCCCAATCATGTTGCACCTCCCGAGATGAAGTTGCTATATGAGAGTATCAAGGAGGATGGCTACACCATGCCGATTGTGGTTTATCCGCTTGGCAATGGCAAATATGAGATAGTTGACGGCTATCACCGCTACACCACCATGTTGTTGCACCGCGACATCTACGAGCGAGAGGGCGGCATGCTGCCGTGCAGTATTATCGACAAAGATAAGAGCAACCGCATGGCCAGCACGATACGCCACAACCGCGCCCGCGGAAGCCATTCGATAGAGTTGATGATGAATATTGTCAGCGAGTTGAAGAAAGCAGGTATGAGCGACGCGTGGATCATGAAAGAGATAGGTATGGACGCTGATGAGTTGTTGCGATTCAAACAACTCTCGGGGCTTGCCGAGTTATTTAGCAATAGAGAATTTTCAAAAGCAGAGATATGAACCAGTACAAAGTTATCATCACATTTAACGACGGCGACCAAATCCAATCAAAGGTCGCCGCATGGAACCAGAGTGATGCGCTCCAGCGCATAATGACAAACGAGCAGGCGATTGACTTCATCGCCTCGCATCAGGACGTGAAGAACGTTGACATTACTTACATCGGCGAGTACAAGGATGTGCCGGACGATCCTCAGCGTTTTGTCCTTTCGCCATCAGAACGAGACGGGTGGCTTGTCGCCGCAGACAGGAAGACAAACATGGTCTTTATCTTCATGGAGGGAGTGTTCCCCGACAGCGTGGAATATAAGCCTCTTGAAGATCTGTCACCGTTGGACTGTGCTACTGCTGTGCGTGAACTCGGTGACTGGCTGCGTTTGTATCACCCCGATTTATTGGAGGAGCGCAGCGATGCTTCAAGGTATATCAACCGCAGCCGTATCGGCCAACTCATTGCCGATGCTCGCCGCAGACAGGGCTTGTCTATCCGTGAACTTGCCGAGCGCAGCGGTGTGTCGTACCAGAACATCACGAAAATCGAGAATGGCAAGTACAATGTGTCTATCGACATCCTCGGCAAGTTGTGCCGGGCGCTGGACTTGAAAATAGACCTTAACGAGTACTAAATAACATTAATTAAAACACCTCGCATTTTCTTTTCGTTTCTCTTGTTTTCAGCGCAATTTCAACCTGTTGCACGTGTTGTTCGGATATGCTATCTTTGCGGTGTTTTTGAATAATCACTAAAATAAGTAATTATGTTTGAGAAAGTAAAAACAGCCCGAGACCTACGGTTGGCAGGCATTGCTCTTCTGATAGAGCAATGTGGCCTTGCCTGGTGGGAGAGTGTAATTGACGTTCTCTTCGAGAACGGAGAAACGTCAGAGAATGTTGATGAATTAGTCGCCGATGCGGATGAGGCGCAAAAAAGATTTGGCGATTTATTTGACTAAAAAAGCCCCTGCCGGGCAAAAGCAGGGGCGCAACGCATTTTCAACAGCACTTAGGTATTCTTGCGTTACGCCTGATATTACCGATAAAGTAGCATAAGGTTCGCCCTTGTGTTACTTTTTTCGTGAAAAGTTAACACGTCATCGGCAACGAGTCAAAAAATAGTGACACCGAACCTCACGGCCCAGCGTCACACAAGTCAAACATTTTAATTCACCTTTGCAGATGAACCAAATGCGCTGCAAAGGTACTAAAAATTTTTCGTTGAGGCGATAAAGTCGCATACTTTTCTCACGCAGGCGGTCGCCATTTCGGGCGTCACCTTGATGTAGGCGTAGAGCGTGGTCTTGCCTGAACCGCCCAACGCATGGCCGAGGATGTAGTCTATCACACTCTCACTCTCGCCGAGCATAAAGGCGTGTTGGGCGAAAGATTTGCGAGCCGAGTAGAACGTCAACTCCGGCATTCCCACCTCGTCACGGAAAGCGCGTGCATTGTGACCCAAGTCACGGCTTTGGTTGTACATGCTGGTGTTGAAGAAGTGCAGGTGTCCGTCCTCGCCCTTGAACTGGGCGATAAGCGGCTTCGCCTCGTCAGGTATCTCAAACTCCACATAAGGATTGACCTTCGTTCTGCGCTCCGTCTTCGTGCGGATATATCGCAGCGTGTCCTTGCACTCGTTGAAGTCGATGCGCACCAAGTCCACCATGTTCACGCCGCCGAGGTAGTACGAGAGCATGAACACGTCACGGAAGCGGTTCAGCGCGTTACGCTTGCTGGTGGTGTCGCGAACCTTGCGCACCTCATCGGGCGAGAGCCAGTTCTGCCGGACACCTATGGTGCGCTTGACGCAGCCCACCGTCGGCGATACACGGAAGTCGGTGTAACCGTTCGTTTGGCAGAACTTGATAATCATCGAGAGCAGCGTCATGTAGATCTGCAACGAGATGGCGGCAAGACGGGACTCTGCCTGCTTGACGAAGCGCTGCACCATGATGGGTGTGATGTGCTTTACCGGTGTGGTGGCCGGAATGTACTGCGTGATGAATTTGAATTGCGTGCGATAGTTGTGGATTGTGGTTTCTTTCGCCGTGGACACCTCCAGCATCTCCTCGAAAGCCGAGGCGAGGGTGTGGCTCTTCTTCGCCCTGGTATGAAGGATGGTGTCAACGAGTTCGGCGCACGTCAGCCCCTCGATGTATGGGAGGTCGTCGATGGTGTGTTGCACCTCTTGCAGTCGCTGGAGCAGTTTCGTGTTGAGGTAGGTGGCATCGTCACGCTTGACGATCTTGCCGTTCTTCCACTCTTTGGTCGAGTTGATGATGACATCGGTGAGGATGTAGCGGGTCTGTGAGCGGTGAGCCACCGCGATGCGGACTTTGTGCCGTCCGTCTTTGAGTGCCTTTCCCGGCACGATGGTTAGTGATAAAGTAGCCATGTAAATTTCGACAATAATTTCGACAATAATCGGGAAACAAAATCGCCAAATCGGCAATTTTCGGGCAACCAGTTCAGCCCCATATTTGGGATTGTTCCCCTTTGATTTTACTGATTAAGTCGTTAAAAGTTCGCTATTTACATGAAATTCAGCGCCATTTCGCCCTTTTTGGCCGCAGATTTCGCCAAAATTTGCGGTGTGGCAATGGATTTGCCGAATAAAATGCTCATAGCGAGCCGAATATTGCCGGGGCGAGGTGATTGCGAAAACTTCCCCGACAATAATTCGGCAATTTTTTTACCAATCGTCAGAGACTGTGCCGCCGTTCTTCGTCATTTCGACAATCTGAGCAACAATACCATTGAAGTAGTCCTCGACTTGCTTCTTTTGGTCTTTTTTCTTGAGTTTGCCTTTCTTGTCGAACATATAGGTGGTGTTGCCGAACATGCCAGTGCTGCCTGGAGTGAGAGAGTAGTAGGAGGTTTTGCCGCCTCCGAAGTATTCTCCGGTGTAAGCGTCTGGTGCGTTAAAGCGTATCTTGCCGTCTTTAAAGAGTATCTGCATTGTGTAGCTCATACCGAATACGAAGAGCATACCTATATGCTTTTCCGAGATGCAATCAGTGTAACCGCTAATGTTGATGATGTCTGGTTCATTGAACGACATAACGTCTTTGGCGGACTTGTAGGTGGCAGTGACTGCCGTCTTCGCTTTTTGGAAGAGTTCTGCTTGTGTCCCTTCCATCGGGATAACAACGTAATCAAGAGATGGGTCTTGTGCATTCTTCCAACCATTAGGGGTTATGGTGAAGAATTGCGCTGCCGCCATTAGAGGGAGTAGCGCCATGAGGAAAGCTAATACCTTTTTCATGATTTTATGAGTTTTGAAGTTGCTTGATTTTGTCTTGGAGTTGTTTGATTTTCTCTTGGAGGTTCTTGATGGTTTCCTGCTGGGTCGCAACGACATCGAGTAGGCTGTCTATGCGCCGTTCCTGGGCGTTGTCGATTTCGCCCTTGAGCATAGAGCCCTCACCACGGAGAAGCCAGTTGCAATCCACTTCGGGAAACTGTTGCGCAACCGCCATTAGAGTGGCAACATTCACTTTTTGGCCGTTCAGTTGACGCCAAAGGTTCGCCTGTGTTGAACCTACTTTTTTCGCAAATGCAGTTTGAGATAGACCGCTGTACTCAATAACTGCCAATAATCTTTCCGCAATCATGATAATAATGTTAAAATACGTTTCGGCAAGACGCGAAACTGTTAATAAATCTTATAAAATGCCCAAATAATACGTTTCCGTATTGCACATAATACAAATCCGTATTACTTTTGCACCATCAATCAATCACGGAGCAAAATTAGGACAAAATTTTGATACCGCAAACGATTTCCAATCAAAAACTTAAAAAGATTTGCAACTATGAGTAACGAGAACAACAACGAGGCAAAAGTCATCGACATGACTTCCACCGAGAACGAGAACATGGTCGAAATCTCCGCACAGGAGTTAAGCGACCTGCGAGAGAGCAACGCAAACCTCATCGCCGAGCGTGAGACGCTGACGGCCAAACTTTCTTATCTCGAGGAGAAGTTGGAAGAGGAAAAGGAGAGCGCCTCGCGACTCCGCAACTACTGGAGACAAGAGGAAGATAAGGTAGCCGCTTTGAAACAAATCATCCGCTCCATTCCCATCAACAGTTTCATTACTCCCAGAGAATTATTAAACGCGATGGTTGAGAACATCTAACCTTAGCCTCCCACACCTTTCCGCCGTAGCTCAGACAGGAGAGCGCCGTGATGCCCCACGGAGGTCGTTGGTGCAAATCCATCCGGCGGACCGAAGCAAGACCCACAAGGGTAGCAGCAGAGTTCTTTGACGTACTGGTTATTCCGCTGGGACTACCGCAGAGAGGCGGCAAGCCAGTGATGAGCGAGCATGAGAGTAACGCCATGCCAAGAGCCGTCCGCCGCAGTGATGCAGAGCAACGGGGAGCAGTAAGGCAATAAGAGTGACATCCGCGCCAGCGACAAATCATGCAAGCGAAATTCCCGACCTGCCAAGTCGGTTG